CGGCTTCGTCGGTCAGGGCGACGACATGATCCGTCAGTGTGAGAACCGTCTTGTGCATCATGCCCACGCCGTACTCTGCGGCCGCGACGGTCGAGCCGTTTTTCGCCCCCACGCCGGTGGTGCTGAGCGGCAGGTTGTCTGTTACAATCTGGTCGATATAGGTGGCCCCCTGCGCCGGTGTGACGGCAAAGGCCATCACCGCGATGAGCAGGGCCGTGAAAACCATAAAGCGTTTCATTGTCTCGTCTCTCCCTTTTCTCGGTTTAGTTGTTAGGGCTGGGGCCCCGCTTAGGACGCTACCGCCGCTTCGTCGGCAATGACGCCATCGGCCATGTGGTAATAGACGTGCGCCACAAATTCGGCCGCGGCCGGGCAGGTGTCGCCCTCGATTTTGACAACGATCGTCTCGTCGGCAGAAAGCACCTCGTTGTCCGGGACAATGCTCCCGGACATGGCGTTTTCCGCATTGGCCGCCGGAAGGTACTTGTCTTCGTCGGAGGCGTTTCCGATGTCAATGGTCCGGCCGGCGCCCAGGGCGGAAACCTTATAGTCGATCCGCGAAATCCGGGCCCCGCTCGGCACCTTCAGAAGACTGATGGTGCTGTTTGCGTCCAGGGCGGAATTTCCCACCACGTAGTCCCCGGTGCGGCAGTAGCAAACTCCCGCCCGCAGGCCGTCGGGCTTTACCCCGTAGTAGGCATCCGCATAAAGTGTCGAAACTGCCATTTTCTCTATTCTCCTTTTGTGTCCGTTCCGTTTAAGAAGTGCGCCCGAGGTCCATTGTCGCCGGGTCGTCGGGCGCCCCGCTCAAGTTATATGGTGGTGCTGCCCCCCGAGTTATGCGTTCGGGTCGGCGGCGTAGGTGTCGACCGCGATCACGCCAAAGTCCTTGGAGTTGAACCGGCACTTTTTCATGCCGTAAATAGCGCCTGCGGTAATCGCAAGCGCATTGCCGCGGTCGTCCATCTCCTCGTGCCAGCTGTAGCGGCCCGGGCCCCCGTTTCCGCCCCAGCCGATGATGGCCGCCTGCGCTCCCAGGAACAAGGCGCGGGCTGCGGCCAGATTCTCGCCGGCACCGTAGTCGCTGAACCGGATCACATTGCGGTGCTGGTGCAGCACGACACCGGCCAGGTCGCCAAGGGACCCTTTGTAGATCAGGTTCGTCTCGCCGCGCTTGCCGGCCGTCTGCTGAATCTCCAGCCAGTCGTCGGTGGAGGTGGAAGTCCGCAGGCTGTACGCCTGGAACGGGTGCATGATGAGGACGAACTTCTTTTCCCCTTCGACCATGAACGGCTGGATCATCGGGTCCTGCGTCCCTGCCTTGACGACAAGCCGCTCAACGATCGCACGGCTCATCGTGTCGCTTGAGTCGAGGTCATTTTTTGCCGAGGCGTCGCCGCCGTAAATCAGGTTTTCGCTGTTGGGGCTCTGCAGGCTGTTGCCGGCACGGCCGGACCATGCGGTGGACACATGGAAGTCGCTGTTTACCCCGCGGGCACCGGAGAGATACATAAAGCCCTGCTGGTCCGTATCCTCACCAAACCACACGCCCAGGGCATCCCTACCCTCTTTCCGGATGTTGTAAGGCACGCGTTGCTCGCTCATCTTGCCCTTGCTCTTGGTGCCTTTCCGCCGCTGGTCGATGAGGACACTGTCCGCATAAAAACTCAGGGCCTCTTCCGCGGAGGTCCCTTCGATCTGGTTGTCGCCCTCGATCCCATCGCCAGAGAGCTTCATCCGCAGACCGACGGTGATCTTGTCACCGGCCGCCTTCTGGAGCTCTTTCTTGATCTTGATCAACGCATCGTTGCTCTGCCCCATGAACCGCGAGAGATAGGACTGAACTGCCGCCTCCCGCGCCAAGTCGAGCGACCAGCGTTTTACGGCAAGATCATGGTTTACGCCGAATTCTGTTGCTGCCATCTTTGTGATCTCCTTTGCTCGGATCCGTCAGGCAGCGGTTGCCTTCGAATTACTTCCATTTTTCCCGCGCCTGACCCTTGTTGATTGATTTTGATGTCGCCATTTCCGTTCCTTTCCGCCGTTTTACGTCTCTGGTGGACGATTGGTTTGCCGGCCAGTTTTACGGGCTTCCCGGCTGTCGGCCCGAGCTTTGTGCCTTGGTGACGGGCGGCACACGGCCCGAAATAAAAAAAGCCCCGCGAAGGAGAGCGATTCGCTCCCCCTACGAGGCTTGCTTGCAGCGTAGGCTTGGCCCGATGCAGCCGCTATGGAGGCATGGAGCCGATAATGGCTATATTATCGTGTTGTTATTTCACTCCCAAACCGCTATCGGTTTTATTTCGTTTGCTGCTGTTATCGTCGCGGTAACGGCCTGGGATTCCATTTACTGTACTTCCTCTCCCCTTTCGATTTTCTCCAAAAGCGTGATGCCGGTCTTAAACATCCGAATCAGCGCCCTGATCAGCATCCGGATTTTCCATTCAGCAACAGTGGTCATCGGTCGACCTCCTCAAAATCCCGCAGCGCTATGTTCAGACTTTCTTCTTCCTGTTCATATTTTTGCCACGCGGCCCATTGGTCTGGATAAATGTCAGGGTCGCATGGGCATTTGTCAATGTAGGCCCGGGCCGCCTCAAACGCCCTTTTGTAGGCTTGCGCGAGGTGTTCATTCATAGCCGCTTCTCATCTTCCTCTCAAACGGCAACGCCTCGCACACAAACCCGGCAGCCTGCGCGTGCCCGCCGCCCCCGTGCCGCTTTGCCACCGCTGACAAGTCCAGGCCCGTCTTGTCCGTGTAGAGCGCGCACTTCCACTTGTCCCCCGCCCACCCGTAGGCCAACATTCCGTCGTGGCGCTCCGGGTCGTACACCTCACGGAACAGCCTGGAGTTTGCCAGCAGCTTGTTCACGCACACGAACCGCAATCCGTCGAGCACCGCATCATAGGCGCTCATCCTGGCGTAACGCGCCTCGTACTCGGCAATGTAGCGCAGGACCGTCTTTCCCTCCGCAATGATTTGGAGGATGAATTCCGGTTCCGATATGTCCGCGTAAAGCAGTCGCCGCCAAAAATTGATGGCCTCCTCGGGCCGGGTTTTCCGGTTGCGCATCCCGTATTGAAAGGGAAGAATATTCTCGTTCTCCTCGATCTCGTTGACGTCGTAGCGCCCCAGAAAACGCACGGCAATCGGCATCGGGGCCGTGGAGAAAAGGCCTTTTGCAAAATACTCCCAACAGAGCTCGCAGGCCGCCGTGCCAATCCGACGGACCCCCTTGATGTGCTCGCAGCCATGATTTCCGATGGCGCTCCGGTGGTGGTCGATCCACACAAGATTGGCCAAGGCGTCGAGGGCCAGCATCGCCTCGGGCGGGGAGAGGGAGAAGTCCACCATGTAGACGGTCTCGCCCTTCTCGATCGCCTCCCAGGGGAAGGGGTCTCCGTGGTCGATCCCGACCAGTTCCGCATCGGGGTGGGCGATGGCCACGATGGCGCCGGAGCAGTGGCCGTCAAGGTCGGCAGAATGATAAAAACATTTCATTCCACTCCTCCCCCACACTCGCAAAACGCCCACCGCCTATCGCACACCGGGCAAAATTCCTTGCTCAGCCATTCCGGCGACCCGGGGGCGCCCTTAAACGTCTGGTCAAACCGACGCCGGAAGGCTTCCGTTTCGCCCCTCCAGCGATAGCAGTTCCAGCGGAAATCGCGCCCGTTCTTCAGTCCCCGGTGGCCCCGCATTTCCTCGTCGGCCCGCTTGTTGAGCCTGATCTCGTCAAGCCGGGTCATCCGGCCCCAGTCGCCCTTAGTTGACAGTGACATCGCTGCCCTCCCGGCTTTGCTGTTGCTGGCCCTGCCCAGCCTGCTGCTCCAGGAGTCCCACGGCCTGCTGGATGGCGTCGAGCTGCGCTTTCAGTTCGTCAATCCGGTTCCGCTTGGCCTTATCGAGCGCGTCCACCCCTGCCTTTCGCTCCTCCAGGTCAAACCGCCGCGCCTTCTCCAGGGCCTCGACACCCGCTTTTTTCGGCAGCAACTCAGTCTCCATGGCGGTTTGCTCGGCCTCGGCCAGCGTGTCGCGGGTTTCCGCCTCCACCTTTCGGATTTCGGCGACCAGCTTCCGGGCTTCCAGTTCGGCCGCCTCCGCCTCGCCGGAAAGCTTGCGCTCCTCGAGCTGCGCCATCTTGGCCTGTTGCTCCTTCTGCGCCTCCATGGCCGCAATTGCCTCCTCCTTGATCTGCTCGGGACTCTTATCGTCCTGCGACGGGTCCATACCAAGGAGCGGCCGCAATTTCAGCATCAGCGCCTCCTTGTTCGGGAGGTTGGAGAGCTCAAAGGCCATTGCGATCAAGACAGGTGCCGCCTCGGGCGGGCTTTTCTTGATCGTCTCGAGCAGGAGATTCATGTTCTGCTCGCGGATCGTGTCGTGGGCCGGGCTCTGGCTGACAACGATATCAAACTTGCTCTGATTGATTCTGTTCAAAACAATCGTGTTGCCCTCCGCGTCCCGTGCCATGCGGTTGATCTCCACGAATTTCTCGGCCCCGCTCATCCGGTCGGTCACCCGGAGTATCTTTGGCCCAGTCCAGTACTGTTGAACGGCGCCCATGGTCTTGACCCCAAGCATGTGGAGGCTGCGCCGGGCGTTTCCGAACAGCGTGGCCAAAATCGTCGCTCCCTGCTCCTTGCGTTCTTGCAATGCGATCCCGCTGGTGGCGTTTGACCTGTACCCCATTTGCTCGTCATTTGCCCCGCTGATCGCCTGGATTTCTTCTTTGGATTGCTGCATGAGGGCAATTTCGCCTTGAGCGAGCTGCGACTGGTCCTGGATCAGGATGCGATGCCCCAGCGGCGTGCCGTCATCCGACGGAGCGACCAGGACAAACCCGTTTACCTTTTGCGCCTCCTCGAAGATGCTCTGCCGCTCTTTTTCTGAGCCGCCTATGTTGCTCTCCGCCACCACGCGCTTCGCCCCGAGCAGGGAGAGCGCCATGGACCGACGCTTGTTGACTTCGACGTTCTGGTCTCTCAAATTCCTGACAACACCGTAAGGCAGGCCATAGCGGTCCAGGTAGCCGATCCAGGGGACGTGCGGAAACAGATCGTGGTCAAAGGGGGAAAACGAGTCCTGCAGCACCAAGTCGCCCATCAGGGTTGTCAGCACGACCTTGCGCACCCGGCTTCTCACGATCTCGTCAGCCTGGTTCATCAGTCGAAACTGCTCCTCGACCGGCGCCTCTTCCCGGATTTCGAAGACGCTGCCGTTTCGAAATTTGGCAAACAGGCAGTCCATGAATATCGTGTGCCATATCTCCACGGGCCGCACCCGCCGCCGGGCCTTGTTCGCCCACCCACCGCCAATCAGTCGGCGCTTGTATTCCTCCACACCCTGCGCATCATCGAATATCTCGTGAAAGTCGCCGAGCTCGGTGTCGGTATAGGTGTCTCCGGTCAACTGCGCGAACTTGTCCTCGATCTCGCGCTTGCGGGACGGAAATAGCGCGATCAGCTCCTCCAGATCAAGCCACGGCTGGTAGATGACATGCCGGCACTCGCCCGGCTCCAGCCAGGGTGATCCGAACGGATCCCACAAAACATCCTGCCATCGCCTGCGGGCGTGCTTTACCGTCTCGTAGCGCGGGTCCGGCTGCAAACACACTTCCTGCGCCCCGAAACCGGGCACGCAGGAATCCCGAAACGCCTGCTGCACCCGGAACTGGCCTTCGTTTACGTCGCGCACATACTTGATGGCCTCCGTCATCGTCTGGGCAATTTCGCCGTCCTCCTTGGTCCGGGCCTTGGCGATAATGTCCTGAGGGTTCAGTTCATAGTGGCCGAGTATGAGGTTTACGACCGGGAAAATCATGTTGATCGTCAGCATATCGATCTCGGCGTCCGCGGCCTTGGCCTTGTCGCTTTCTGACCATTGCTCGTTGTCGATCATCTCTTCGTCGCGCCACGCCTCGTTATGCCATTCCGCGTGTACGAAGCGCGCATCCCGAATGTGCTGGTTAAGCACCTTGACGTCGCTTTTCGGCTTGCTTCCCGTTATGGCCATAATAGCTACCGCCTTCTCCTTGGCCTGAAACCGGCGCCCGTTTCCTGGTGCGCCCCCGTAAGCACCTGATTGCCCTCGCCCGCGCCGAGCAGAAGATATTGAAGACTTTCGCACACGTGGCTATAAATCCCCTCTTTGTCCGGCATGTCCCGGTAGCGCTCCTCGCCCGACACCTGTACCCGCTTGCGACAGTAGCCGCCGGCCATGCCCTTTCGAAGCGTTTTGCATTTTGGACTGATGATCAGGCCAGGCAGCCCGTCCACCATCCGGGTCAGGGCCCCCGCCACCGCCTCGCGCCGGACAACGAAATCGTTGGTCGGTGCGGGCAAAACTGGAATCCCGGCAGCTCTCAGGACCTGAAAAGGGGTGCGCTTATCCACCTCGCTCCTTGTGTCTCCCGCCGGATCCCCGGTAATCGCCGCTATCTCCATGCCGGCAAAGTCCTCCCGCAGCTTTCGGCCCAAATATTTTGCGAAATCGATTGCGCCCAGGTTTTCCGAAACCAACTCATCCAGGATAACCCAGCGCCCGTTCGACATGCGCTGCGCGATCGTGGCCGCCGGCGTGAGTCCGTAATCGTTTCCAACATATAGCGGCAAGCCGGATACGGGCGGGATCGGTTCTTTCGCACAATGCACCGCGTCGACGTACTCCGGGTAAATCGGCCGGCCATCGACCAGAAAACCGTACTGGCCGCAGTAATAGACGCGGACATGCGAAAGGGGTTTGCCGGCCATCCGCACCAGGTAGTAGTTCCGCTCCAGGTGCTTGATGTTCTCGGCCCTGGGGTTGGGGTAAAATTTGCCGTTGAATTCGAGGAGGCCGCCGGGCTGGCGGAAAAACCTGTAGCCCGAAGGCTTTTCGACCTCGGCCAGATTGTACCACCAGTGGTCGTCGTCTGGCGGGTTGGTGTCCATGATGATGCCGGACCAGGAGGGGCCGTAGTCGTCTTCGGGCCGGATGCTCGGGTATCTTGCAACGCGGTCGCCCAGGGCGTCCAGGATGGCCTTGGGGACCTCCCGTGCCTCGTTGATCCACCCGCCGGTGATGTTGAGAGAAAGGAGCTTCCCAATATCTCCCGGCTTGTCCAGGGCGCGAAACAGAGCTTCCGCCTCGACGTCGCCGTAACGAATGGAATACGTCATCCGTTGGCGGTTAAGCTTTCCGATGGTACCATCCGGGAACCACTCGAGCCAGGTCTGGAGTGTTGTGTCTTCCAATTGCCTGTAGGTGTTGCGAATAATCGCCCACTTGGTGCGGCGGATGCCGTCGCGAGGATCCGGCTTCTGCATGGTCGCTCGTTTGAATATCTCCCAGCAGCAGGCGGTGCTCTTTCCGGAGTTTCCGGTAACGAACACTTTGTTGTCGTGCCTTGCAAGAAAAAACGTTGACGGAACAGAAAAGCAATACTTATAACCGTCTTGAGATGGTACGCGGCTAATCTCGGTGGCATCTCCCCTCACCATCACCTTCGACTTCACGCTCTCTTTATTGGTGATCTGAACAACGTAGGAGGTGCGCCACCCGGGCTTCCCTGGATCTGCAGCAATGTGTGCACGCCGGCCGCAGGCATGCGCCACAAATTGAACAAAGTCCGCGTCCTGCTTGTTGGCTGAATAATACCGAAGCTCCTCGTGCTCAGCTAAGCCATCCCAGTATGTGCATTCGTCAAGGATTACATCCGCCTCTTTTTGGCTGATGCCAAACCAGCCAGGGCCGTTGCCAGTCAAGGTGAAGTTTACCGGGACGACGTGTTTTGATGGGTGCGCCTCAACCCGCTTTGCCGTCTTAACCACAAACTTCCCCTCCCAGTCATAGAGAGGAACCCTGTGCTCTTCCGACAACAGCATTGACAGGGAGTGCTCATTTCTGAACCATATGAGCTCGTCGCACGGCTCCTGGATGTAACCTTTCGGATGAACCATTTCGAGCAGGCCGCCCCGCCACTGTGCCACCATGTCGCCGGGCTCCCACGAATCAATCCGCTTCCATCCGTTTTGGCTCAAAAATTCCGTATCGCAAGACAAACAGCCCACGGGGCCCATCAGACCCCGAATTCGCGTGTCGTCCCGATGAAAACGCACGATCGTAGGCGGCGCGGTATAGCGCACGTCTCGATCCAGGGGGGCGCTTTCAG